GTCCGATACTTGCAGATGAATTTTGAAAGTCTCCGGTTTCTAAAATCGAGAGAACCTTCTTAAATGTGCCTAGTACTTTTGGTGGAATTGCAGAAGCATTCAAAAAGAAATCTTCTGTCTTATTTAGTTTCTTTTTTAGAAAAAGAAACCAAAGTTTTGGCTGCATCCATTCGATTTTCCAATCCAGAACATAGCAGGTAAGTACAAGTCCCCATCCAAAGGACCAGGCGAAGGAAAGACCAATTGCATCTGACCAGGAAGAAATCATAAAAATCACCTCAATTTTTTTGGAATTTTTTTGCGGATGATAAAATCACCTCAATTATATTATCACATGACTTCAAAGCGTCCACACTAGCCCTTACGATAGTGACAAAAGTTTACTTTTTTTTTATTCTTTTAGTATAGAAGAGTGGGATGATGGATGAAAAAAAATTTCAATACTTAATGCTTTTGAGTTGTGTCATATTTACGCTTTGTGTTCAGCGACAGTTGGGATTCGATTTTGGAAAACGAATATGATATAATGATTTTCTAAAGGCGGTAAATCCTTGAAAAACAGGGGTTTAC